AACTCTTAAAGAGATTTTGGGTATTACAAATGTGATTGTTGACTATTGTCAAAATGGTTGGTCAAAAGATCTTGCAACCAAGATTGACAAGATTGATGATTATATTATGAAAAAATTTGAAGAATAATTTTGAAAAATCAAAATAACTTTTTATATTTAATATTGGAGGGTGAGTATCTATTCATATATTCTGTGCCATTGTATCATTAGGTTTCTATCTCACCCTCCTTTTTAAGACTGATTTTTTTCTATTAATACTCCAATTAAAAAACCCCTTGTGTCTACAAGGGGTTTTAACTTTATCTAAAGAACTTGAAAGGTGGTTTATCAGCGGGATGCCAAGTTGCTTCTTCCCAACCATCATTATCATTTAGATAGTCATCCATAGATTGTCTTTGAAACCAAAAACTTTGTCCATTCTCTGAACGACCTACATGATAGCGATGTCCTTCCCATATGAACTCAAGATGACCATCACCACCTTCTTCATTTGTTCCATCATAGATAACTTTCATGATTAAGATTTGAAGTAGTTAACAAAATATTCTTTAGCTTTTTCATCTCTCATTACAATACCTATCTTAGAACCTGACTTTCTAATTTTGAGTAATGTATCATTCATATAAGAATCCATACAATAAATCAAATTACCAATGATAATAGGACCGTGTCCCGCTGATGTATCTGACCATCTTTGTAGAACATTCTGATAATATTCATAGAGTTCTTGATTAATAACAGATAAACCATCATTAAGACCATCAATACCTTCATGAAGGATTGTTTTACCTGTAGTAAGATTAACAACCATTTCCTGAACCTTTGGATTGTTAACACCATATTTTTTACATATGATTAGAAGTGCAGCAAATACAGAACCAAAATTATATTTAATTACTTTTGCTTTATCTGTTTCAAATTCATAATAAAACTTATCCAAGAAGAATATTTCATCTTTAAATGTTTCAAATTCTTTTCTGTTCTTTATTTCCAAAAAAGATGTTTTATCATAATTAATCTTTGTTCTGTCACCCAACAAACAAGAATAAGCATGTCTAAGTGCAGTAGAAAATTTACCTGTCTTAACATACTTACTAATAGGTGTTGAATTAGTATCTCTGAAAATACCACCAATCATTTGTTTTGGTGTCTCAACACTATCCTGACTATCGATAGAACGATAAATCTCATCAATCTCTTTTCTTGAGTTTGCTTGATAAACTGTTACATACAATTTTCTACTTGGAATTAATTCAGGAAACTTATCCCAAATATACTTTCTTGTATTACCATTAATAGAATATGGTTTACCAAATTCATAATAATCATCCTCAAAATTTGGAATAACGATTGCAACTTCTAAATGGGTTGGTAAAGTTTTTTCACTTAAAACTTTTGCAGTTTTCTTGTATCTATCCAATTCATTTCTTTGAACAGATACAGGTCTTAATTGAATAAATTCGTTGACATCCATTGTTGAATGTTTAATTGTCAATGTGTCAACTGATTGTTCTGTTGCGAAACTTGTAGTTTCGAATGTTTGAAACTGGTTCATTTTTGAATTTTTATTTAGTTAATAATGAGTGAACAAAAGATCTGAATGGTTTGAAACCTATGTAACAAACCAAGAAAATTAATGTCAATTCTGAAATGTGTATCATTTTTTTCGTTTTGTTTCGACAAAGATAATAATAAAAATATCAATCCGCCAAATATTTTTTTAAAAAAATTATAAGTTATTGTGAATCAATTGATTCATAAAATTTTTCCCAAGTATCATAAACATATTTTTCGAATTTTTTATGACCCATTTTTCTTCTTTTATTAAAATACAATCTTAATAAATTTGGAAAGACTTCATCATTTTTTGGTTTACGAATTAAATTATCACATCTCTTTTTATATCTAAAACTCTCAAAATCCATGAATGGTAATAAAGTAGTAAGACAAGGAAAATCTTTTCTTTTATAATCACTATCTTCATCATCAAGAATTTCATTAAACATTGTTATAAAAAACATTTCTTTACGAGGTAAAGTTTTCCATTTTTCTTTTTCAGAATAATATTTGTCATTCAAAAAATGTTCCCAATGCGTATATAGAAGAGTTATATGATTCCAATACCAATCATAAATCATTCCACATTGTTTGTCATAAGTCATAATTCATTGTTTTTTTTCTGACACAAAGTTAAGGTATTTTTTATTGCAAAACCAAAAAAATTTTTGACTTTTTTTATGATTACTAAATTACTTAGTAAAAAAAGTAACGCGCAGGCTGCCCATGATTTAGCTCCAAGAGGTGTTCGCTCCAGCCCGTCTTAACCTTTCTTATTGGTGACAGAACAAAGGTATGGTGACATTTTATTCTTGCCAAAAAAAGTTATCCACATTTTTTTTATAAAAAAATAACCCCCTGAAAATCAGAGGGTTATAACACATAAAAAATATAAAAAATATTATTTTTCTCTCCACTTGGAGTAACAAATAGCTAGTGCCTGATCTTGTTCATATTCACCACCTATTTCCTTCATACAACGAGATACATAAGATTGTTCATCTTCATCACCACTTGGTGATGGAACAGGAAAACCTTCTTTGACTTTTGATTGTTCTTCTTTAATTGGAACACAATTGGGAACCATTTTACCATCTTTTTCTTTCATACCAATAGGTTCATATCCTTCCCAACATGCACCTTCCAATCCTTCATCTTGTAACTTATTTGGTTTCACATCAGATAAATTAAGTCTGATACGTCTAACCATTTCAAATCTTTCTTGTCTATTCATTTTATTTGAGTTTTATATATTGTTTATAATTTAATTCGTTTCCTGTGTGTATAACACTTTCATAATTATAATGTATCCAATCAGATAAATCATTGGAAGAAATTTTTAATTTCTTATCATATTCACCTGATAATAATCTTACAAAATAATCTGACTTATTCCACTTCTGTAATTCTTTTTCGGTAGGTTTTGGTATTGTCATAGTCCTTTATAATTTTTTAAATTTCTATTTTCTAACATCAATTCTTCGACCATTTTTTCGAGTTCTTGAACTTTGATATTAAGATCGTGAATTTCTTTCTTTAAATCATCTATAATTTGTTTGTATAATCCAATTGATAATTCAAGGTTTCTCAAAACCTGATTATCTGTTTCTGCATTTGATTTTCTTCTACCAGCAAACCAACTTACTATTGCAGTTAAACCATTTGATAAAAATAATAATATTGTATCGTTCATATTAATAACAATCGGAACATGGTGGATTTGACGCCTCAATCTCACTATAAGATGGGTATCTTCTCCAAGCTTCTCTTTTCGAATAACCATAACGAGTTGTATGATTTAAAACAATTGGAGAATTATATTTATCTGCTTTATCAGGAATCATACCATCTTGATTTGTATAATTCAGATAGTCAGGGAATTTATTCTGACCTTTACCTGTGATTAGATAATCTTGTAATCTTTGTTTGTAAAAGTCAGCTCTTTGTTTTTGTATTGTTCTGAGATATTTCATTGTTTCCATATCAACACCTTGTCTTCCACCTTCAAGTCCTGCAGGTCCTACAATACCAATATTCATTGATCTGTAATGTAAATGAGGTATCATCTCGAAATACGCAACTTGTATTAAAAATGGACTTATAAATTCGTTTACAAGTGTTAATTCGTCAGCATTAAATGTATTACCTGTTGCAGATACTTGATCCAATAAATGATCATAGAATTTTGTTCCAAGAATATTTTGAAGATGAATATCCTGAGCGAGAGATATTTCAGCACGAATAGCATCTATATCTACATTTTTATTGATATTAGTGAATGCTTTAATTTTGTTCTCTGATACTAATAATGTGTTAGCCATAGTTTATAAATCGTTTTCTTCATCTTCACCAAGCCATACATTACATTCTTCTTCTGTTAAACCATATCCTGATTTTAACATTTGAACAGCTTGTTGTCTTGTTATTTTTCCTTTATTATATTCTCTTACAACTCTCATAAGAGCTTGATATTCTCTACCCTTTAGAGATTTGATATTCTCATTAACTTGAACTTGTTCTGCTTGAACAGGAGTAACTTCTTTGTCTTCAACAATTGGTTTTTCAATCACATCACCAACTTCATAAATTGATAATGGTTTAATTTCAAATGTTGTTGTCTTACCATACTTCAATGATACCATCATATCGAATGCCCATAACAATTGTTTTTGATATGGTTGTATAACCATTTTACGGAAATATTCACTATGATCTACAATCTCATTTCTTGTTCCCAATTTACCAGCTGTTGAGATACCATAAAGTTCACCTGACGATACTCTGTGTGCAGATAATATTGATCTAATAATATCGTCGTAAACTGCTTGATAATAATTATCATTTGTATCTGGTCCAATTTGAACAATTTCAGGTGATAATTCTTTACTTTCATTAAAAGATATTACTGGTCTACCTGCATTATTTACAGAACTATATTGTTCTTCAAGTGCTCTTGTTAATAATCTTTGTTCTTCATCACCAGGGATCCCATTGTTGAAATTAAAAAATAATGATGGTCTACAACCATTTTTTAAATTATTTGAATGAAATTCTTTAAAATTTACATCAATCTCAATTGATGCAAGACCACCGCTGTAGTCAGGGTGAGGATAGTAAGAATTGCTTGGACTATAAGACTTATAATAAAAGATCTGTGATGGTTCTCCTTCGTTTTGATTGAAGGCATCATATTCTTTGACTTCAAACTTTCTTGTGTTTGACCAATCAGCACAGTAATAATATTTTTTAATTTTGTCTTCATCAGGATGAAGTTTACCAACTCTCAATCTTGAAAAATCAATATGATAAATTTCTGCAATTGTTTCTCTATCTCTACTCCAAACTACATTCATTGCATAACCACCAAACAATACCAAATCAAGTGCACACTTTGCATAAACATCCATAACCCTCTCAGAAGGATTTATAAGATTAACTGTAGCCATTGGATTGTTTAATGATACAATCCCATCTCCACAAATTTGTTCTTTCTTTGATAGTATTACCGCTTTGTGTATTGCACAATTATTATATCTTGATATAAGATATTGTGGCATCAAATTCTGTTCACCATAGAAAACCCACGGATACCTTTGAAATGTTTCTGAGAACACAGGTAATAATGGTTCTTGTGTGAAGTTTAATTTTCCTAATTGATATTTTATTTTATCACTCATAACTATTCTTGTATATAAATATAATTGTCATTATCCTCATCATTGGAAACATATTGTGTAAATGTATTACCCTGTTCAGTTGTTCCTTCAAGCATTGCAAGAGATGTAAACACAAGTGTAGTTCCATTCCCATATATTTTCAAATCGTATTGACCTTCGTAATTTAGATCTTGACCAGGATCATTGAGTTGTAATATGATCTCACAATATCTATCATTTTCACCAAATTGTGCATTATTGGATGTATCAATTAAATATGATTTCTCCTCTTGTGATAGAACGTGAGTAAAAACCAATGTGTATCCTGTAAAATCTGTTCTTGAATTGTTATTGATGTTTAATACCAATTCATTCATTTGTCCTTTGTTAAGATATAACATAGTAATGTCGTATATTAATAAATATAAAAATTTCCAAATTGAAAGGGTATAAATAAAAAAAAGGATGGTTACCCACCCCTTTTTTGTGTATAGATGATATAGATATTCAGTCCGAAGACCTACCTAAATTATCCACTGATAGTTGCACCTGCAAATACTGTAGCCAATGTTCCTGAGATAACTCTAGCGGGTTCTTTTTCTTGACCTGTAAAGATAAACTCAAATCCGTTACGATCACCAAGTGCGGTTCCTGTTCCAGCAGATCCACCTGACAAATACATACCATTTACTTGACCCAACATGTATTGAACATCGTTTTGGTCAATTGCTACAATTTGAAGTTCATCATTTTGTGATAATGTCTTTAAAAGATTTCTCTTGTCTTGTGAATAGTAGTAAGCTACGATTGTAAGAACTTGTTCAAAGAAGATAGTTCCGTTTTCGAAAGACTTAGTTACATTCTGAGCCAAAGAAGATGTATTTCTTTTAACTTCAAATCCATAGAGTGTTGTGCTTGCTGCAGAAGTTGCACCTGTGATAGAACCATCAGAACTGTATGTGAAACCTGTCACACCACCACTATCGACGCCAGCACCACCGACGATATAAACTTTCTTTATACCACCAATTCCATCTGAACATCCTAATGCTATTCCTGAAGATATATAACAACTCATATTATTGATTATTAATTTTTTTTGTTTATTTAAAATTTGTGGGGCCTTTCACCCCACAGGTTTTTTGTAGCTAATGGGAGATTATTAGCTTAAGTTGTTTGTTGCGAAATAAGCTGTTGAACCGAATAATGCGATCTGAGCACCTGCATTGAAATTAGCACGGATTCTCAATTCGTCATTATCACGAGACCACCACATATCAAGCTTTTCATGATCTGACAAAAGATCAAAACCTACAACCATATATTCAGCTGGTCCAATTACAACTTGGTTGCTTGAAGCTAAACCAATTGTTGGAATAACTTTTACATTAGCATTTGGATGAACCGCTTCTAAGTTTAAGTTACCGATTGCTTTAGAACCATCGATATAGTTAGCGAAGAAGTTAGCTCTTGTTAATGCTTGAATATAAAGTCTGTAGTTAGCAAATGACATGAAACATACCAAGTCTTCTCTTGAAGATGCGTTGTCATCAAGTGCATTAATTAATTTATCAACTTCAGTGATTGGGTTACCACTAACACCATAAGCAGCTGAGCTTGAGAAAGTTACACCACTTGAGTTAGCAACACCAGTTGTTCCTGTAGAGATTAATGATTTGAAACCATCAAAACAATCACCACCTGAAACTGTAGCTTGCCACAATTTCTGCTCGATGAATTGTTGAATTTGTTTTACTTTCAAACCAGCAATTTGTTGTTCGAATGGAACAGTTTCGTCAGTTTGACCAGGTCTCATCAACATTGATTGATAAGTGTCGAAAAGGTCTTTGTAACAAAGAGCTTCATTGAATTTGTAAGCACAAGTTGCAATGTTTCTTTGTGTGTAAGTTGTAGTTCCTGAAGCTGACCATCCGCAGGTTCCGTCTTGGAAGTAAGGCTGAGAATTAAGTAAATTCAAAGCTTGTGTTCCTTTAATACCAGTTCTTACGTTTACATATTTTGGAGTTGTTGCATCTACTAATGCTTTTGCCAAAAGTTCACCACCAACTTGGTCTGTGAAACCACTGATGGAACTAACTACGTAAGAAAAATCGTCTCTTGAATAAATTTTCATAGTTTTTTATTTTTTTAATTTATTTTCTTTTATTTCTTAGAGCTAAGATAGCATCAACTCTTGAGTTTTCTGATACTTGCTCTGATTTAAATTCTGTTTTACCATCAGATATTTTTCTACCTGCTGGTTCTTTTTTGAAAGCGTTAAAGTTGTTTTCAAGTGAAGACATTTTATCTTCCATACTTTTCATCTTCTCACTAACTTTTTCCATAAGTTTTCTAAGAAGTTCATACATTTCTTTATTATCGTCAACTTTTGCTTCTTGAGCAACTTCTTCTTCGGATTTTTTAACGACTTCATCTTGTAATTCTATTTCTACTTCAGGTTTTTCAACTTCTTCAACTTTGGCAATAACACCACCAACAGTTTGAACTTTTACTCCACCTTCTAATTCGTGGACACCATCAGGAGCGGGAACTTCACCTTGTTCGGTTACTACAACGACTTTAGCACCTTCCATAAGTTGATCACCTTCTACTTTAACAACGGTTCCATCGATTAATTTTGCTTCAAGGAAAATCTCCTTAACGGCTTCAATCATACCATCCTTTACAGTTACATTAAAATTATCAATACGATATTCACCTGTCTCAAGTGATACTTGTTCAAAAGCATCATTGATCTTAGAAATAGATTTACCTACTTCCAATTTCTCAGTTTGTAAGATTGTATTGTCTTGTAATTTAAAGGAAAGTAATGCTGGTTTTTCTTCTAAAAAACCAAATTGAACCATCAATTTTTTAATCTCTTGAATTGCGGTTTTTGGATTACTCATAATTTTATAATTTTTATTCCTTATTATTAAATATAAACTTTTATATATATTTCCAAAGTTTATGTGGAAAACTATGTGAAAAACTTTTTTTTGGTGGTTTGATGGAAATGTCTTAATTTTGTGGTATCAACCAAAAAATTAAAAATATGTTAATCGATTATCGCAAAGGAGACGAAAACAGATTATTAAGATGTCGTAGAACTTGTATCAAAGAAATGAAACGACATGGATTAATGAAAGGAAAAGACCCTTGGCAGTTTGAATGGTCTTATGGTAAAACCATTTTAGGTCATTGTGACCCACACGACAAAGCCATCAGATTATCCAAATGGTGGATGTTGTCAATATCTTGGGAACAATGTTATGATACCATTCTACATGAAATTGCACACGCAATTGCTGGTTGTGAGAATGGTCATAATGATAAATGGAAAAAGGTGTGTATTAAGATTGGTGCAAAACCAAATAGATTATATGAAGGTGAGTTCGTAAAAAAACGAAAAGAACTAAACTTCAATTATCCTGATATGAAAAGATACAGGATTCCATCATAAAAATTAAACCCCCTTAATTGGGGGTTTTTTATTATATGTCTTTTAATAATTCCGCGAGTTGTTTCAAGAATTGTTGTTCTCTTTGGAATTGTTCTATTTCTTCAAAGAAACCTGATACCGAAAATCCACGAAGATCACCTTTCTTAACTCTTTCCCAAACTTCAGGATTACGAACTTTCAT